GGCATCCAGAATGTGCGCTATACTCAATTCCGTCCCGACGTAGTTCGTGTGGTTTTGGAACTGGAGTCGCTCCAGGACTATCAGTTGGAGTACGCGGGCGACGCGGTGCGGATTTCGCTTGGGCCCGTACAAACTTCCGTGTGTGTTTGTCTTAGGGTATAAAAACCTGAAAGACGTAATTGCATGCTGTTGTTGCCAACTAGCACTTGGTCATCGTCCTGACAACCGGGATGAAGCATCTGTTCGACACTCCATTACAAAGGGATAATATTTTCTATGAAAAAAGAAAACAATATCAAGCCTCCGTACGCGCGTGTGCGAGGGGAAATTAAAAACCTCGCGCCATTAGACGGTTCTGAAACCGTCGTGGTAACGCGTCATAATGCGGCTACAGCTACAAGTTCTAAAACTTTTAGCGCCTTTGATCCTAGTTTTAAAGTTGGTGACCTGATGAACGATATCGTTACACCAGGTTATAATAAGTATTCCTCAAAAGGGAAGCTTATTGTAACACCAATGCGTAAGGAATTCGCTGATTCCGAGTATTCTCGGAGCTTTAGCGGGGCGTCCTTCTTACAAGAATATGTAAGTGGGCCGTTGGTAGATAGTGACGTATTGTCTACTACCACAACCACCACAATGTGGTGTGCCAATCCTTACAATGTAAACCACTTCCCAATCATCCCTACTCCGGACATCCAAGTCCTTGTAGCGGATGCTGTTAACTCTGCGTATGCCAGTGCACATCAACGTGATGTGATGGGTTTCGTAGATTTGATGGAAATGGGTAAAACGATCGACATGTTAAGAACTAACCTAGGTCGATTGGAATCAGTTATTGGCTTGACGTGTAAACCACTCAAGAAACTAACTAGACAAGTGGATAAGGCTGGTAAAAAATTGCCAATATACAAGTATAAGGCAAAAACTAGATTAGGCATAGCAGCGGATGCTGCGAGCTTACATCTAGAATACCAGTATGGAGTAAAACCGCTGATGATGTCCTTACAAGGACTTCTGAAGCAAATCGATTATAGTATGACGGAAGCCTCGATTTTGAGGCATACGTTTCGTGGAAGTCAATCTTACCACGATACTATCACTGAGACAGCTACTAACGACAGTTCTGTTGTTAATGGTTCTATCACAAGAAGTTATACTACTGCTAAATCGATTGAAATGTATGCCAGGGCTGGAGTCATAACCGACTATCTACCTTCTCTGCGTAGCAGATTAGGTCTAGATGGGCGCGACTTAGTTCCTGGGGTTTACGATCTGATACCTCTCAGCTTCGTGCTGGACTGGTTCATTGATGTAAATACTTACTTAGAAGCTGTGACACCCGTAAAGGGTTTTAATGCACAGGCTTCATGGGTGACGACATACATCGAGGAGTTAACTCAATACCGCTTCAACTCCCCCGCTTACACAACGACTAGATTAGAGTACAGCAAACTCTACCGGTATACATATCCGGAACGAGAAACTGAGTGCTTTAAACTGTCACGTGTGCGGGTGCGAACCCCTGGGGTTGTTCCCCAGTTACCTCATTTTGATACCAAATTGAGATCATTAACCCACTTAATCTCGGGCGCTGCGTTAGCATTTTCTTTTGCAACGCGCAGTAAGTCTATGAAAAGACTTATGACCCGATGATGTTTTTAATTTAATAGGAAATATTACTATGTCACTATCAAACACCATAAGTGTTGTTCTTGGAGCCACAGGCGCCACCTTAACCGGTGGCGACGCGGTCCCTTTCGTCAATGACGGTAAAGGTACCAATGGTCGCAAGATCCTCGTAGATAGCACACAAGCTAATCCGGCTATACGTAAGAAAATCATTACTGATGTTACTATCGGTGCTGTCGCGGCCTCTGGCTCTGACAAACTACACCGCACATCAGTCGTCGTGCACATGCCTTTTGCTAACAGTCAAGGTGTAGTTTATCCTTTACCGCAGCAATTCAATATGGCATATCACCCTGGGCAGACTTCTGCCGAGCGTGAAGCACAGTTCTGGAACTTTATTGGTGTCATTATAGACGCCGAATTGTCCCAGTTGCGAAACCTTATAAATGACTAATGTCTTTATAAGGGCCGTGATTCTTCACGGGATTCTCATTACGTTAACGTTAACCGGGGTGACTTATGTCAGCTACGAAGAAAACGAAGTCTGCTTCACAATTGAAAAGCAGGACCCAACACAAAAGGACTGATGTCCTAGCGGAGCTGGATTGCTCTGCTGATTCCGCTGTAGTCGCGTTATTCAACGCATTTGCGGAGGATGTTCGGAAGTTCCCAAGGAAACCATTCACCTTCGGAAAGGTGAGTATTGCTCGGGCGCGGCGTATTGTACAAGACTGGAAACCACAGAAGTATTTTTCTGGTCAATCTGTACGCGATTTCGATGTTCCCTATGTACTAGGTAGTTTCTTTAATCGATATATTTCAGTTCCTGAAAAGTTAGAAGAGAAAGCGTTGCAAGCAAAAGCAGCGCGGAAATTTCTCGACACTAATTTTGATGGTGCTAGTATCGATGACTACGTTTTAGAGCATCCAATGCTTGAACCGCTAATAACCAAAATGCGGTACCACATTGGTGTGTTTTTTGACGAACCCGTTGTTATGACGGACCTATATGAACTAGTTGGACACGGACCGAACCGTACCACGGATATTGCTTTCGTTGATGCATTTTTGCACAACAAAGAGCAAGCATTCGCTGGTACTAAGGCTGCCTTACAACAACTGCTATGCTATCTGCATTGGGATGTCCCTCTGCATGATCAGCTCGTCAGTAAAGATGATGACACACGGTCGTTGATTAATTCAATGGATCTTGGTAATTCAAAAGGTTGGCGTAAAAACCTCCTTGTTCAAGTTGTAAGGTATACCGAAACGTCGTTTGTACCTAAGAAGTTTGATTCACTCAGGACAATGTGCCCGGAACCGACAACAGTAGCATTCTTTGCTAAAGCTGTCGCGCGATGGATAACACGGAAGCTGCTAACCAAGTGCAATATTGACTTGGCCACACAACCATCTGTCCACAAAAACATGGCTCGCCTAGCATCTCTTTATGATGATGTTAAGGTAGCTACTGTTGATTGGTCAGAAGCGTCAGACCGGATTTGGTTGACGCTGGTTAAAGCAGTTATGTCTGAGGGGAACGCTCCTAGTTGGTTTAATTTCATGAATCACGTCTGCCGAGTCGGCAGAACTTGTGTGAAGTGGGATGGAACATTTGGTGCTACAAGTGACTTCGCCGATGAACACGTACTTCGTGTTTATCTTGAAGAGCGCACGGATGAGTTTACTATAACTCAAAGCGCTGGTAATTACTCCGTTATAGCTTTCGTTGATACAACGATGATCGCTACTATGGGTAACCCTCTCACTTTTCCTCTTCAAACCTTAGTCTTTTGGGCCTTCCTAACTGCCTGTACGGAGTTAGCCGCGGATCGCTTAGACATCCCTCTTGTAGAGATGTTTGATCCGTCAAGTTTTGGAGACGACGGTTTAGTCGATTCCAGAGCGAGGGAGGAAATTCTACGATATGCACCACTTCTTGAGTGGAGGCTTAATGTCGATAAGAGTTTCTTCGAAGGTTCGTTTAAAGAGTCTTGCGGTGGTGATTACTACTCAGGACGGTACTGTAGGCCCTTTGAACCAAAGAGGCCGCCTCTGGATAAGCTGCTAACGAATTCACAAAATAGAAAACGCTACCAAGCGTGGTTGTATATATGTTATAATAATGTATGCAACCTAGTGAAAGAATTAGGTGGAGATCCGATTTGCGTTGACCAATGGCTCGCTTCAGAAATGAAGAAAGCTAAGTTAGGTCTAATTCATATCGTTCCACCTAGTTACCCGGACGGATCCGGTGCTCGTATTAGTAGTGAGACAGAGTTACATGGTTATATTTACTCCGATGATGCCTATAGCTCTTTGTTGAGCTATGTTCTAAAAACCTGCCATATGGATACCCACAGGTCGGATGGTCCTTCTGAATTGCTAACGCATTTCCAGGAGTACCATAAGATCGAGTGGGAGATATCAACAGGATTCCGTTTTAGAGCCCTTTTAACAACACCTGGTAGGCTTACCCTCAATGAAGAGGATGAGTTCTACTATTACCACAATGCGTTGCAAAACGTTAATCGTGGTCAGGTGGCAGAGTACAAGCCCGTTCTTGATTACTTCAACAATGATGTGAAGGGTCAAGGATCGGTGGATTGCGAGGGGACGGTACCATTGAAGGAATGTATAATCTACAACCGACAGACATCCTGCCATAATTGGCAATAGGACAGACACTGGATTAATACCCAGCATGGATGGTG